ATGGTACAGGCGGTACAGCTATGTTCTCGTTTACCGCACCAGCGGCAGCGGGTTCTATCTATATGATATTTCCCGGAGAAGGTATTAAGTGCAACACCAATATATCCGCAGTGATATCTGCAACTACCACCGCAGTGGTGTTCTATGGCTAGTCCCGCATGGACACGCAAGGAAGGCAAGAACCCCAACGGCGGTTTAAACGCCAAGGGCCGAGCCTCTGCGAAGAAAGAAGGTCACAACTTGAAACCTCCTCAACCAGAGGGCGGCTCAAGGCGCGACTCTTTCTGTGCTCGCATGAGTGGGATGAAAAAGAAACTGACATCCGCAAAAACAGCGAAAGACCCGAACTCTAGAATTAATAAAAGTCTTAGAGCATGGAACTGCGCTGAAGGCGGTTATATATCAACAGCAGACGGTATTGCTCAAAAAGGCAAGACACGCGGAAAGATGTGTTAATGGATGCACACCTTATTTGGTCAGCAGTTTTGTCCATCGTGATGGGAGCATTTGGCTTCTTCATGCGGGAAAAAATCAACCAAGTCAAAGACATGGGCGAAGACATTAAGCGTGTTGAGCGCCTACTAAACATAACCCGCGAGGAGATAGCCCGTGATTACATTACTCAAGCAGAAGTTCAACGCATTACTGACCATATTGATCAGCGCTTCAACCGCCTTGAAGCAAAAATTGACCAGCTTATTCAAGCGGGAAGATAATGCCAAGTAAGAGTAAAAAACAACATAATTTCATGGAAGCTGTGGCACACAATCCAGAGTTCGCCAAGAAAGCAGGGGTTCCCCAGTCCGTGGGGAAAGAGTTCAGTAAGGCCGATAAAGGCAAAACTTTTAAAAGAGGTGGTGAGATGGCTACAACTAAGATGGGTAAACCAATGATGAAACCCGGTATGAGCATGGCTAAGGATGGCATGAAGCGCCCTACTCCTATGGCTGGCACATCTATGATGGGTGGTATGGGTATGAAAAAGGGTGGACTGCCAATGGTAATGAAAGACGGAAAAAAAGTTCCAGCTTTTGCTGCTGACGGCAAAGGCAAAATGAACATGGGCGGCAAAGTCAAGAAGATGAACATGGGTGGCATGGCATACGCTAAAGGCGGCGGTATTGAGTCTAAGGGTAAAACCAAAGGCAAAATTATCAAAATGGCTAGCGGCGGTTCTGGTAAAAAATATTGTTAAGGAGCCCGTCATGGCACAAGGACGTATTGTTAGTAAAAAAGAACTTGAAGACTTCAAGGGTAAGTATGGCCAAAACATGGAGTTGCGCGATCTTTTAAATAAAGAGCGTGGCTTAACTCGTCGTAGATCTAAGCCAATAACTCAAGATATTGATCCAGAAATTGCTGGCCAACCAATGACTAAAGAAGAGTCTGCTAAGTCAATGGATCGCTCAGGCCGATTAAACAGTCTAGAGAATACTGACTTAGAGGGAATGTCTACATTTAGCCATGGCGGCAAAGTTGGTTCAGCATCCAAGCGCGCTGATGGTATTGCTCAACGTGGCAAGACTCGCGGAAAGATGTGCTGATATGGCAACCGTAAAACCCAATAGCAGTGTAGCTAAGTCTTTAAAAAAGGCTGGGTTTTATAGTGCAAGTGAACCCAAACGGCTGGCTATTATTAACAAAGTTACAACCAAACCCCAGCGGATAAAAATGGTTGATAAATTGTTTTTATCCAAGAAAGTTAAAGGCGGTACCAAATGAGAGCAAGTCGTGGAATGGGAGATATATCTCCAAGCAAAATGCCCAAGGGAGTTAAAAAAGCCCGCAGGGATGACACTGACTTTATGCAATACGCTGAAGGCGGCAATGTTGGTTTGTATGCCAATATTAACGCCAAGAAAAAACGTATCGCAAAAGGTTCTGGTGAGAAGATGCGTAAGGTTGGTAGTAAAGGCGCACCTACAGCGCAAGCATTTATTAACTCGGCTAAAACCGCTAAAAAATGAGTACTACAGGTTCTTCCGTATTCAACATGGACTTCACGGAGCTCGCCGAGGAGGCGTGGGAACGCGCGGGCCGTGAAATGCGTACTGGATACGACTTGCGTACAGCTCGTCGTTCTATGAACCTAATGACGATTGAGTGGTCTAACCGTGGCCTAAACATGTGGACAATTGAACAGGGAACCATAACCCTGACGCCCGGATTAAGTACTTACGCCCTGCCTACAGACACAATTGACCTGTTAGACCACGTTATTAGGACTGGTGCTAACTCTTCAAGCACTCAGTCTGACTTGAGTATTACTAGGATTAGCGTATCAACCTATGCCACCATTCCTAATAAATTATCTGAAGGCCGTCCAATCCAAGTGTGGATTCAACGCTTGTCTGGTGAAACAAATCCTACAAGCTCAACTTTATCCGCAACCATTACTTCTTCTAGTACAACAATCACGTTGAGCTCAGTTGTTGGCCTCGCGGGCGCGGGATACATCCGCCTTGATACAGAAGACATCTACTACGCTTATATTGATGGAAACTCACTAGGCGGAGTATTTAGAGGTCAGAACTACACTACAGCTGCAGCACATACTTCTAGCACAGCAGTCTTCGTCCCCCAACTGCCAGCATTTACTGTATGGCCGGCACCTGATTCAAGTCAAACTTATCAGTTTGTCTACTACCGTATGCGTCGCATTCAAGATGCTGGCTCCGGAATACAGACACAAGACATGAATTTTCGTTTCTTGCCATGTGTGGCGGCCGGATTGGCCTACTACATTGCAATGAAACAACCCGATTTAGTAAGCCGTTTGCAAATGCTCAAAGGGGTTTACGACGAACAATTTAACTTAGCAGCTGGCGAAGACCATGAGAAGGCAACAATGAGGCTTGTGCCTCGTCAAGCCTTTATTGGAGGAGGCTCTATCTAATGGCCTCTCCTTATGCATCAGGTAAATACTCGATTGCCGAGTGTGACCGTTGCGGGCAGCGGTACAAGCTTAAACAGCTCAAGATAGAGATAATCAAAACCAAGCTGTACCAGTTAAAGGTTTGTGAATCATGCTGGGATCCTGATCAGCCGCAGCTGCAGCTGGGTATGTATCCAATAAATGATCCACAAGCTGTTTATCAGCCTAGACCAGATACAACGTATGTAACAGCTGGAACAAGTTCCACGGGTTATCCTACGGGAGGCTCTAGGGACATCCAGTGGGGTTGGTATCCAGTTGGCGGATCAAGCAATTTTGATGCGCCTTTAACGCCAAATTACTTGGTGGGAACAGCAAGTGTTGGTACAGTCACTATATCGGTAACTTAGGAGTAAAAAATGGACAAAGCAGATTTAAAACAAGACAAGAAAATGATTGGTTCAATGATAAATAAGCATGAGAAAAAAATGCATAAAAACATGAAGCCAACCAAGTTTGCCAAGGGCGGCGTTACTTCTGACTCCATGAAGGCTGTTGGTCGTAATATGGCTCGCGCAAACAATCAACGCGGAGGCTAATATGGCTACATTTAGTAAAAAAATGATGGGCAAAGAAGTTGGCGATGCTAGCGTCTACGCACAACCGCACGATATGTCTGGTAAAGCACTTAAAGTTGGACTATCCACTGAAACTGGTGCTCAGTGCATGACAGAGATGAACCCATCTGTTGGCGGCATCAGCAAAGGTAACTATTCTCCAATTAACCCATACGGTGTTGGCGTGATGCGTGGATATGGCGCTGCAACTAAAGGGCGCAAAATTAGCGGAAAAATGGGATGACTTACGCCGAGCTTGTAGTTGCTGTTTCAGACTACTGTGAGAACACGTTTCCCACGGTAGATATGAACATTATGATTAAGCAGGCGGAGCAACGCATCTATAACTCGGTGCAAGTTGCCAACCTGAGAAAAAATGTTACTGGACTTTTAACTTCTGGCAATAAATATTTGTCTGCGCCTGATGATTTTTTGTCTACATACTCTTTGGCTATATACCTAACTGGTGGTGACTATCTCTACTTGTTAAACAAAGATGTTAACTTCATGAGAGATGCCTACCCTAATCCAACGGACACGGGAAAACCTAAGCATTACGCTATTTTTGGCCCGCAGTCTGCCGATGTAAAAGAATTGACGTTTATTCTTGGCCCAACACCAAATGCTGCTTATAACGCAGAGTTGCACTATTACTACTATCCTGAGTCTATAGTTACCGCAAGCCAAACTTGGTTAGGCGATAATTTTGATTCTGCCCTCCTTAATGGAACAATGCTAGAAGCAATAGCCTATATGAAGGGCGAACCTGATCTTGTTACTCTTTATAAAGATCGTTATGAGTCGGCAATATTCTTACTCAAGAACTTGGGCGATGGCAAGCAGCGTATGGATGCGTACAGGGATGGCCAAGTTAGGAACCCTGTTGTATGAGCATAGTTCAAACACAAACTACTAGCTTTAAATCGGAGCTATATCGGGGGATACATGATCTAACAACTGATTCAATCAAGATTGCTTTGTATACAGCCAGCGCAAATTTAAACTCTGATACAACCGTATATTCTGCAACTAATGAGGTGGCCGCTACTGGAACTTATGTAGCTGGTGGCGCGGTGTTAACTCCGATTACGGTGAGTTCTTCTGGCTATACGGCGTATGTGGGTTTTCCAAACATATCTTGGACTGGTGCAATTACTGCGAGATGCGCGTTAATTTACAACGCAACGCAGGGAAACAAGTCTATCGCTGTTTTAGATTTTGGATCTGACAAAACTTCTACAACTACATTTTTAATTACAATGCCAGCCAATACATCAACATCCGCACTTATTAGGAGTTCAAATTGATAGTAACCACTACTAAAGGCGACATGGATGACTCTCTGCTAGAGAAGCGAGAGGGTGAAATTGACAATGACAACGAAACTACCACATGGGTGGAGTATTGGTTAGAAGGTGAATTAGTTCACCGCTCGGCTCACGTTCAATTAAAACGTGCTGTTGTAAGTTTTGGCGAAACCGCTGAATTTTAAGGAAAAATTATGGCAAATACACAAGCAATGACCACTTCATTCAAGGTGGACTTATTTAACGCAGTTCATGCGTTTAACGGTACAGGCGTTCCTGCTCACACTGTGTCAACTGCGGATACGTTTAAAGCGGCTTTGTATACAGCGGCAAGCACTTTAAATGCTGCAACAACGTCTTACACGGGTGCGGTCACAGAAGTATCGGGTTCTGGTTATACCGCTGGCGGGGTAACTGTAACGTTTGGCACAGCCCCAAGCAGCTCTGGAACAACATCGTTTTTAACGCCTTCTGCAAGTATTGTGTACACCACAGTCACATTGGCCACATCATTTGATGCAATGCTTTTGTATAACGACACAAACG